TTTGATAGTGATAAAAATGTAGAGGGCGAATTTCGCCACCTTCATTGATTTTTAAATCAAACGATAGGGTCCATGTTTCCCCAATGTTTTCTTGGGTAAGGTATGGATGTAGAGGAAATGCGAAGAAACGAGTTTTGGTTTGAACTTTCTCAGAGTCTCGATAGTGATTTCGGCCACCGACCCGTAAGTTTGAAAATTCTTCTCGCAATTTCCCAGCTTCAGCTACAACTAAGGTCTTATCTGCCTTGTCCTTGGTTGAGTTCAGGATTTCCTGACGGATAGAGCCAGCCTGCACCTCAAATTCAGCCATACTCAATTTCTGATCCAGCTTGTTCTGCGTGTCTGTCTCAAGACTCTTCACAGACTGCCTAATATTCTCAGCAGTCACGTTGAGTGCACTGATATCCGCTTTAGTTCTCAATCCTTCAGTCAGACTTCTCACACCAGCTTCAAGTGCATCAGCGCGCTGTCTGAAGTTGGATTCGACGGCTGAGATTTGGCTTTCGACATCTTCGGAGGCTGGGCTCCAATCTGTCGGTATCGTGCCATACTCGACTTTGACTTTGGTTTTGAGTACATCCCCGATTTCAAAGCTCGATCCACCGCACCCAAAACGCAAGGTAACAAAACTCACTCCCGCTAGTTCTTTTGGCGAAATCACAAAAGAGTTGGTGTTGTAATATTGATAATGTTTTACCGTACTTCCCCTTTCGTCGAAGTACGAAATGAAATTCTTTGCAAAGACGGGATTCGAAATCGTCACATAGATTGACTTGCCTAGAATGACAGGAATACGAACGCCATTTCTGCCGCTTGCTGTTTTTGGGTGAGTCGTCGCTTCGCCGACATAAGGGTCTGGTCCTGTCGCCTTAAAAGATATCTCGCCGGACGAAATATCCATTTTTAAATCAGCTACATGACTACCTTTTAAAATGTCTAAATTTTTGCTCAACGCATAAAGATTCCGCCCACCAACCTGCACACTCGCTATCTTACTAGCCAGTTCCTCGGCTGTCTGTGTGAGTTCTGACTTACTAGCCTTACCATTGGCCAAGTTAGTCAGCTCTGCAAGTCTACGAGTCATCGTCTCCTCATACGTCGCTTGCGCCGACTTCACACCAGCCAGTTCTTTTTTTGTCTGAACAAGTGCTTCAACTTGCTTGGCAATCTCAGCTTCAGCCTGTGCCTGCTTCGGCCGAATATCGTTCATGACTGTTCTCTTCAGAGCGTCTAGATCGCCCGAAAGAGCCGTCTGTGCGCTCGTAGCCTGTCTCTTAAACTCTTCAAGTTTTGCAGTCGAATCCAACCCAATCCGCTTAGCTTCTTGAGCAAGTAAGCTACTTGCGCCAGCATTTCGCAAGGCTTCCTCGGCTTTGCGCTTGGCTTCTTTCAATGGCCCATTGTCAAAGCTGTCAAAGCGCTGATTGATAGTGTCAGACAGTTCTTGCTTGACTTCCTCCGCCTTAGCCTTGGCAAGTTCAATACCGTCATCTATCTCTTTTTTACGCTTTTTGAACTCAGTATCAAACGCACGGTCAGCGTTGGCGATTTCCTTTTTCAAACGTTCTTCAAAAATCTGATGCAGATTTCGACTTTCATTCAAAACGGCATCATTTACAATCCCACCAATCGCATTAGCCAGACTTGATTGGAACGCCCCAAAACCAATTGATTTTAGGCGTTTCGCCATTGGAGAATAGATGTATTTCGTGATTTTTTTACGAACATCAAGACCATACCACTCATGGTAGATACTGACCACATCGAACATCCGAACTGCAACATCACTCTGACCGACAACCGAGATTTCAAGATTATCTTCCAGCATATCGCACATACTCGTCCGAAAATACTGCTTACCGTATTCAATCAAGCTAGCTTGGTCTTTGACATTCTGGTCATTGACTTCAACAACAGCTTCATAGATTTGGCTATATTTTCCGAGCAAGGGGCTATCAATCACCACCACATAGTCAACGTCAGGCGCCTTTTCTCCCTCGCCTTTAACAGTCGTTTTAAAGGTTATCCGAGTTTTCAGAGATTTGGTAGAGGTCTTGTGCTGGTAGCTAGACAGGTTTTTCTTGTACATGAAAAGCGATTCATTCTCTGAACCGCCATTTTTTAACAAGCGTAAATTGTAGCCATTCCGCACCATATCTCCGCCCCATTGACCAAGAATAGAGTGCTTGTCTTTGGCCAAGACCTCCATAGCATTCTTATCCTTGATGTTAAGCGTATGCCTATCATCAATGTCCGAGAAAAAAGAGAAAGGATTGGCTCTGGTAATGCTGCCAGCCAATGCGCTCAGTGCCCTTGTACCACTGACACGGTCAACATCGATAGAGCTGACGATGTAGTTATTTAACAAGCTGATAACCTGATTAGCATAGACTTGGATATATCCTTGCTGTTTTTCAACCTCGAAAATATAAAAATCTTGCTCGCCATGCAGGTCATCTGCAGTCAAGAAAGTTTCCTCTTTCAGCAATTCCCACTTGGGATCCGACGTAGGAAAACGAAAGGTCAGTTGATAGGTGTTGTTCCGCTCCTGAACAATTTCGTCATTGTAGGCCTCGTTTAAAGGTGTATTTCCATCAGTAAGATAAATCATAAGATATACCTCCAATTCGGCCGAACTATAACCTTACGAACTGCACCAGTAAAGACTAGACCGTTATTACCAACAGCCAACTCAAAGAAGCCTCCACGTTTTCGTAGCGTATTTTGAACCGCACCATCAGCATTGTAGATATTCTGTTTCTTATGCCTACAATCAATGGTCACTTTTCGTCTAATGGTCAAGTGCATGATTGTCCGTCCGATAGTCAAAGAAATATCTCCGTCCCCCTCAATCTCAATCACAGGCTCACTATAGACAGAGCCTGGATTGTTGACATTACCGCTTGCGGTAAAGATAAGAGGAGCAACATCTTTCTGATAGCGAAAGGGTTGCATACTCAGCTTGATTTCTAATTTCCAGCCGTGCATACCTTGGGGCTTGTATTTTGCACTTACAAAATCAGCATAAAATAAAGAGCCTAGCTGGTAGCTAAACTCTAGCGTATTATCATTTGGTTGGAATCTCTCAACGATTTTAGACGGGTCTACCGTCCTTGGAAGATAAAATGCAAATGTTCGTTCATAACTCTCATAAGCACCGTCCAAGACACGGTAATTCCCGTTAACTCCAAACAGGGTAGCTGTTTCCGAGACTTTAGGTTTAGCAGCCTCTACCTCGCCAAAGTCGGTCACCACACATTTAAGAATGGTTGAAGTATTGAAACCATTGATAATCATGTATTCCATTAAATTCCCTCCCTAGCGTAAATTGCACCTTGGCGTTGGTAAACGCTCATTGAAATTTTATCAGCGTCCAGATAAGTATCTGACGGCTTTTCAAGGATAGCAGTAAGGATCTTCTCCATACTTGCTCTCAGAATCGCTATCTCAGACACGGTTTGACTGTCTTTTGCCTCGAGTTGAGCGCTTGGCATAGCCAAACTTGCTTCAATATTTTTGGCAATGGTAGGTGTTCCACTCAAACCAAAATCATCGTTTGAAAATGCGTTTGAGATTTCACCAGCCATTCCGCTGACGGATTTCTTAACATCTTTGAAACGGTCCTGCAGCCCTCTATCCAAACCTTGCATAATCGCATTACCAGCAGGAATCAAGAGCTTGCGGTCGTACTCAATCGGACCCTTGTGGTCAGCAATCCAACCAGCAATACCTCCTACAAAGTCAGTAACTGCACTCCAAGCGGATTTCAAACCGCCTAGGAATCCATCAAGGATAGCCTTACCTGCTGACCATAGGTCAATGTTTCGAATACCATCAAAGATACTTGTAACATTACTTACAAGGTCACTAACACCTTGCTTCATACTCTCCCACGCTCGCTGAGCTCCTTGGACAAGTCCATCAATCAGACCTAAGACGGTTGATTTCAATCCTTCCCAAGCACTGCTTGCGACAGATTTGATTGTGTTCCAGATATTAGATAATATCTGAGCAAAGCCATCAAAGATAGCCTTACCTGTAGCAGACAACCCGTTCCAAATCGCCTCACCGACGCCTTTTATAGCATTCCAAGCAGTCCCCCAATCACCATTGATGATAGCCATGACTGCTTTTATAATGCCACTAATGACATCCATAGCCGTCTGAATAGCAATCTTAATCAACTCCCAAACCGTTGTTACAACCGTACAGATGTTGTTCCATGCCCCTTCAATGAAAGGTCCGAGAATATTCATAGCTGTTTCGATTATAGATTGGATGATCGGCATGACCGTCTGAATAACTGTCTGGATAGCATTCCAAACTGTTGTGAACGTTTGTTGAATCAATGCTTGATTTTCAGACCACCATAAAGAAATGCCATCCCAAACAGACTTGATAAAATCAACAACCGCTTGAATAATTGGAGCAACAACAGCCATCATATTATTCCAAACGGTCGTAGCTGTTTCAACGATACCGTTCCAAACACCAGACAATGTTGAACTAATAGACTGCCAAGCACTAGACAACCAAGCCATGAAGCCTTGCCAAATTTGTCTACCTGTTTCAGTTTGAGTGAAGAAAAAAATTAAAGCAGAAACCAGCGCCCCTATAGCTAAAGCAATTTTAACATGAGGACTCATAGACATAACTGCATTAAACAAACTAAAAGATTTGCTTGCTCCAACTATTGCCGCATTTTCGGCCGCGTAAGCAGCCGTCAAGGTTCCACTGGCAACCGCTCTAGCTTGAGATAAAGCAAAAGAGATATTAAAGATTGCGTTTTTAGCGCTCTCGATAGTTTTTATAGCTAAACTAACAGCTTTGTAGGTTTTCCATGCTGTAGTTAATCCAATAACAGCAGATGCAACTGCAGATACAATACCTGGATGCTCTTTTAGCAATCCTGTTATATCCTTCAAAATTGAAGAAGTACCTTTTAGAACATTAGAAAGAAATTCAAATGCTGTCCCTAAAAGATTGACATTTTGACTGCTATCTTGTATGCCTAAAAAACCTCCAACAAAATCAGCTACGATGCTACCAACATTACCGATAACTGACCCGATATTCTCAAAGGTTACACGGATATTGTCCGCAATATTGATAATTTGGTTCGCTGCATCTTCGCTAAATCCAAGCGCATCTAATATCTCGAAGTTACCCTCTTTATCCATAGACCCAAAGATCATGTCAAAGAATGTTTCGAAAATCCCTGTTACACGCCCAATCTGCTCATATACCGCATTACCAAAGGCGTCCCCAAAAAGCTGAGAAGCTAAAGAGCTTACGCCTTCGGTCAGTACTACTCCTAGTCCTGATAAGATATTTCCTATCATTGGTAAGAAGTTGCCAAAAAGGAAAGTCTTAGTGGTTTCTAGTAAAGATTGTAGTGCTGGCGTAACGTTTTCGCCAATAGCTATCTTCCCAAGCACATTTTGAGCAGCTGCTTTCATCGATTCAAAAGAACCTGTAAAAGTTGTTGCTGCTTCTCTTGCCGTTGTGCCAGTGATGTCCAAATTCTCTTGGATAGCGTGAATGGCGCTATAAACATCTGACAAATTATTAATGTCATACTTAACGCCTGTCAATTTTTCTGCGTCAGCTAAAAGCCGTTGCATTTCTTGTTTCGTACCACCATAACCAAGTTTCAAGTTGTCAAGCATGGTATAGTTTTGTTTGGCAAAACCTTGATAAGCCAGCTGGATGCTTTCCATAGATGTCCCCATCTTGTTCGCATTATCTGACATATCAATCATGGCCATGTTAGCTGTTTCCGCTGCTTTATTTGTATCTCCACCAAGAGATTGCAACAGACTTGCTGAGAAGCCTGTAACATTTTCCATATAGGCATTGGCTGATAGACCTGTTGTTTTGTAGGCCTCATTCGCAAAGCCTTTGACCTTATCAGCTGAATCTTTAAATAGGGTTTCGACACCACCAAGCGATTGTTGGAGTGCTGCCCCTTCACTCAATGCGGCGCTAAAGGCTTTTCCAATACCTGCAGCTGCAACTATCTTTTTAAAGGTACCTACAATGTTTGACCCAAGAGATTCTCCTGCGAAAGTTCCTGCTGAAGCAACCTCGCCACCTATCTCTTTCTGAATCATTCCGCTTATTCCTTTAGCAGACGGAATGATTTGTACATAGGCTTTCCCTAGTTGTGTTGCCACTAGCTTTCACCTCCTGTTTTCGCAAGCAAAGCCCTGCGATAGTTTTCAAAGTCCTCACCAGATTCAAAGACGAGATAGTCTTTCTCATCATTCTCACTCTTATCTCTCTTAATGAGTTGATCTGCGATGGATGCAGGACGATTAACACCCTTTTGGCCATCTTTAGTTTGCAGCCACAAAGAAAGAGACAGTCTGTCTACAATACTTGCAAGTAAAGTAGTTTCCAGAGGGACGATTTGGTCAGACATCATCTGCTTTATCCGCGAATCATCACGCAACCCATACGCAAAAACAGCCACCTGATTTAAAGGTAGCTGTTTGTAGTCGTATATTTGGTAGGTTTCCGCTAAATCACAGACAAGAGCATCCTCGTCTAAGCTAATCATCTGAGCAAGGACTAAGATTTTTTTAAGTCATTGTTGGACTCAAAAATACTCTTGATATCTGCGAATAATACCTCAGTATCAATGAAGTCTTCCCCATCATCTAAATGAGATAAGAACTCTTCCGCTTGTTTTTTACCAAAGAGAAGATTCAGCAATTTTTCAGCAGCTTCAAAATCCCCCTTCTCCATTTTGGATGCTTCGCGCATGAGGTAAAAGTTTTTCAATCGTTTTTTAGGGATTTTGTACTCAAACCCTGATTCCGTTTTTCCTTTTAAGATTTCTTCCATTTACTTTACGCTCCTTGGATATATTCGTAGTGAGTGTTCTCACTGTTGTCTGGTAATGCAGTGATAGTCAATTCATAGCCGATTGGTTCGCCATCTTTATAGCTGATTTCGCCAATTTCGCTAACCTTACCACGAGGGATGACAACGCGTTTCACATAGCCATTTTTCAGCAAAGTATCAATAACCAAGCTATGTTCTGGCAACTCTTTACCGTTTGCTTTCACGGTAATGCCAGTTTCAAGCGTTCCTGAAACGTTATCTGGTCCATAAACTTCTTTCAAGACTTCAATGTTCAGACCTTCAATCAATTTGTATTTGAAGGTGTCTTTTTTTTCAGTTTGAGAAGACAAGACTGTTTGTCCTCCCCAAGCCTTGACTTCTTCGCTTTCTGGAGAGTTCTCGTTGGTCAATCCATCTTCTGAAATGTACCCTAACGTTTTAAATGCAGCATCCAAGTCTGCTTTTGCATTTAGTGGTAGGTTTGTTCCAGCTGGTGCTGTAGAAACCGCCCCTCCGATTTTCGGCTTAGCAGCCGTTACATTTGATGCTGATGCAGTCGTCATATTCTTTCCTCCTGTTGATTCTGCATTTGGTGTTCTTACTTCTGTCGCTTCTAATTCTGGCGCCAAAACTACACCTCCTTTTTAAAAATAATTGATGTCATATACCGCTTGATAGCGATATTGCTTCGTTTCTGTGTCTGTAAAGTTGTAGTCACTATTATGATGTACACCGCTAACTTCGTTGACTGTGATGAGATTCTCAACTACTTTCTTGACTTTCTCATTCAACTCAGCAGCCTTTTGAAGTGATGGTGCATAACTTTGAAAAGCGAATGTAGCGGAATGAACGTAGTCACTTCCACCACTTCCAGTCTTTTCTAAAATGACATAACTTTCAGGCATTTTCGGTTTATGCTCAAAAAAAGACGGTACCTCTAACTGTCCGTCCAAAAATTTCTTTATAACTAATTCGATCATCTCATAGCCTTCAGTAAAATATTATGTTTTTTATTTCTAGCCATGCTCTTGATATCAGTCGTACTAATCTTTGCATTGGCACGCTTTTGCCCTGGCGATACGGTCAATTCAAACCCCTCACCAGCTCTTTCAGCAATTCCTTGCCCTTTCTCTTCTAAAATAGCTTGCATCTCAGGAGAACGTAATAGAGCAGATACTCCAAGTGAGTTCAATTGAAACTTCATATTACTCATAAACTTCAACCATGACCTTTCTATTCCAAGATAATGGAATCATTGACTCAATCCCCTCTTGAGGGATGCCAATCGTCCGCCATTTACGACCAAAAAACTTAACCTCACGGTTTTCCCACTTGTTAGTGTCCCCTTTAGGAATACCAAGTGTATAGACCGCCTTCTTCCCAGTCAAGTTCATTTGATTGATGACGTCCTCTGATGAAGTTGGTGCTACCAATACATTTTGAACCTCAATCTCAACATCACGATAGATTGGATGACCGAAATCGTCGTTACCAATTTCTACCTTGTCCACTAAAATGACAGGGATTCCTTTTAGGTAGGTCATAAATTTCAATCGCTCCATATCGTTGTTTTTTCTTCAAACCAAGCCTTTTAAGTTCGGTGTCTTTGATAAAGAGACCGCCACCAGGGACAAGGTAAGAACCACTAAACGAATAACCCAAGGCACTTTCAGATACCTGAGTCATCGGTTCATGGTCCGTTGAGGTCATTAAGGTCCGTGCCACGATATCGACCGTCACAGACTTGGCAACACTAGCGAATGATACGCTTTCCGCCACCATGTCGTCAAGGTCTTTACCGACTTTTTCAGCTTCAACTCGCAAAGAATTAGATACAACTTCCAACAAAGCCTCAGCCCTTGCACGCTCATCAAATTTCAACGAGCGCCACAACAATTCCAAGTCTTCAATCTTTGCAAAATTTCCCATAGCTTAACCCTTGTTTTCCTCGTACAAGGCTACCAAATCGGATTTTTTCAGACTTTTATCGTAATCAATGCCCAATTCATCCAAACTAGACTTCAATTCCGCTACGGTCATATCTCCTCCGCTTGGTGCCGTATCTTCCACAGGCACCCAATCTCCGCCAAGAACACTCTCAGCGGAGATAATCACGCCCGTTTTCGTATCACGGTATAAAGCCATAAAACTTACGCTTTCACACGAGCGAAGGCATCTTCATCAAGGATACCCCAACCGATAAAGGCTTCCGCACGCAAACAGATTTCATTGTAGGCTTTAAGGTCCCGACCAGCACCATCAGGATCACCGAATTCAATGATTTCCATCGGGATATTTTCAGCATAACCCCATTTGAAGCGGTTTTGGAAATCCCCTACAATAGCGTGGTCTGTTTCAGCAGTACCACCAGTGACAGTAAGATTCTTGTTGATATCTGATTTCATGCCGTAGAATGAATCAGGATTTTGACCAAAGCGGAACTCAGGATATTGAACAACACCGTTAACCTTAATTTTAGCCAAGTTTTGACCTGCCGTTGGTGACAAGGCGATACCTGTCACTTCCCCACCTTTTGCTACAATTGTTTGAACTGCAGTATCAATGTTGTCATCAATATGCGCTTCATCATAATTTACAATATTCCCAGTAATCAATCCGTCAAATGAGTTGGTCGCACGGAAAGAAGCATCTGTCATTGTTTTTGGTTCCAAACCGTGAAGAGCAGCAAGGTCAAAGGCTTCTGCAATCTTCTTAGCGAATCCGTCCATATATGCTGACAAGAAGCTCATTTGTTTTTCTTCCGAAGCATATTTAAACTCATCTGTGATACGAGCTTGATAAACGAATTTAAGCGGTTTGATTACTTTGGAAGTGATTTTAGCTTTACCAGCTTGCTTTTGTTCACCTTCGCCAACAATTTGAGCATTTCCTTCAAGATTGAAGATAAATTGCTCCACACCGTTAAATGGAATTGGTGTCTGAGATGAGAGTTTTGCAAGAACAGAACGTCCTTGCACTTTGCTAATCAATTCTTTTACTAATTCTGGTTTAAAAAGTGTTCCAGCTTTCGTTGCATTATCTGCCATAATTTTCTATTCTCCTTTTGGTTGTAAATCTCGAAGCATTTGCTTCATTTGCATAGTTTTGTCATCACCGATAGGGGGCTCAGTATCTCTTAGTGGCGCTGGAGGTGTTGCTGGACGCATAAAGCTAGCTAGACGCTCAGCGTCAGCCCTCAATGCCTCTTCGTCAGCACCTTGAAGACGGTCAGCCAAGTCATAAGGCAAGCCATTTTGTAAAGCGATACGAGTTCGCAAGCTAGCAGTTTCATAATTGCTCACTTGCCCCTGCAATTCAGTGATTTGAGCGTCTAATTCTGCTCTGGTTTGCTTGTCATCTTCAACAGTAGACTTCAAAGCACTGTTTTCAGATTCCAGTTCTGAAACACGTTTTTTAAGTTCATCATAATCACCGAATTTTTCACGCTCACGTCTGATACGTTCCTTCACGATGTTATCTAGTTCTTCCTGTGTTTCAATCGTTTTAAATTCAGACATCTTCATGTCTCCTTTCTCCTGCTTTCCCGGCAGTTCGGTAATTTTTTAGGCATCAAAAAAAGCAGTCTTTCAACCGCTCCTCTTAATAACTGATTTTTTGCTTTTTCTTAGGCTT